GTTCCAGCGTGGCACCCCGAACGCGCGCATCATGTCCGCCGAGGTCAAGACAACCCAACTCGGCGATAGCGAGTACGACGACACCCGCTACACCCTGTTCGTGATCGTCGGCGGCGGGGAGTGGTCTCCCCCTCCCCGAGGGTTACCCGGGGTCGCGCGTATATACAGTGTCCAGAGCCCGCGCTCCCATCACTTACCCATCGCTTTCACGTCGTGTTTTGATCGTTTCTGCGCTGGACGTCCAGTGCTATGCGATGTTCCTCGCCTCCGCTTTGCCGCGCCGTCATGCGCATCGCGTGATGTTCATTGACGTTCGTTGTCCACTGATTGCGGTGTCAGAGGGAAATCGGAGTGTTGTGGGTTCGAGTCCCACCGGAGGTACCAAGGACGTTGCGATCACAGGGTTTCATCCAGCCGCAGCGCCCACAGGAACCGTCCAGAGCGCCGTCTCACATCGTTTACCCATCGCTTTGCGGTGCGAGCTCCTGGAGGGCATTTCGCACGTCGGGAGCCACCTGGGAGCGCTCGATGTAGTGGCGCATGGCGATGCCGGGGTCATTGCCGAGCACGCCCGATGCCGTCTCCGGGTCTCCCACGAGGGTCGCTACGGTCCTGCGGAACGTGTGGGGGGTGACCCATTCCAGGCCGGTGCCGGCGAGCGCGAGCTTGAGCGTCTTCCTGGCCGTTGCCGGGTCGCGGACGGTGCCCTTTGATGAGGGGAAGATGAGGTCGCTGTTGGGGCCGGTCACGGAGCGGCGCAGCAGTACCGCCAGCCCGAAGTCAGGTAGCAGCAGCGTGCGCCGGGATGATGATGTCTTGGGGTGGTCCTGCCTGAATGCTCGGCGTGGTTTCTCGGCGGTGAGGGACACGGTTCCGCAGATCGTCAGCGTGCCAGCGTCGAGGTCAATGTCTTCCCACCGTAGGGCGAGGACTTCGCCAATGCGCGCGCCGGTGGCGATGAGGAGCTCGACGACGTCGGCCACGTCGGACTTGGAGCGCCCCTTGGCCTCGTGAGCGGCGATGGCGGCACGCACCTGGGCGAGCTCGTCGATGGTGAGCGCCTTGGGCTCCGGCTTGGGCGCCTTGGGCTGCTGTGCGTCGCGCACGGGGTTGCGCTCGATGGCGTCTAGGCGGACGGCGGTTGCCATGACCTGGGAGAGGATGACGCGGGACGTGCGGGCGACGCTTGTGCCGTGGTGCTCGAGCATGGCCTTGAGGGTCTGCTCGACGGTGCGGGTGCTGATTTCGCGCAGTCGTCGCGCGCCGAGGGCGGGCAGGACGTGGCGCTCCAGTACCCACGTGTAAACGCGGCGGGTCCCTTCGGTGCGGTCGGTGAGGGTGTCTGCCCAGATTCGGGCAACGGCGTCGAAGCGGCTGTCCGCGGTGATCTCGTCGCCGACAGTGTGCGCCCGGCCAGCGAGGGCGGCGGTGAGCGCGGCCTTGGCCTTGCGAGGGGTGTCGCCGACGCGGCCAAACAGGCGGGTGATGCCGTCGTAGTCGCGGTAGCGGGCTCTGGCCTCGTAGCGGCCGCTGGCGGTTGGGTGGACGGTGATGTCGCCCCAGGTGCCGACGGGCAGTGGTGGCCGGCCCACGACTACGCCTCTTCCTCGAGGGCGCGTAGGACGGCGTTGACGATGCGGCGGCCGCGGGGGTCGAGATGGGCGAGGCGGCGCGCGGTGGAAAGGATGGGGCCGTGCTCGCGGCTGATGGTCTGTAGGGCGGCGGCTTCGACGTCGTCGGCGGGGATGCCGAGGGCGGCGGCGAGGTTGGCGATGGTGTCAACACCGGGGAGTTGCCGGATTTGGTCGGCGGCCATCTGCCCGATCCTGCTCTTGGACAGGTGGCTGGCTTCGGCCAGATCACGATACGAGCGCCCGGACGCGAGGATGAGTTGTCCCAGGGTAGGGATTGTGTCGGTCATGCATTCAATGGTGCCTCATTGGACACTGAATGTGCAACCAGTATGCGTTGGACGGTCACGTTTTCGTTATGCGTGTACAGTGGACAGCAGTAGACGAACGGCTCTACGCTTGGGGTCGTCCAGCGAAACGCTGGACACTCCCCAACCGAGGAAGGACCCCCTACCCATGAACCTCAAGGAGTGGCCGACGGGCGTTAGCCGGGCCGACCTCATGACCGTCTCCGAGGCTGCCGCCGAGCTCGGCTACCGGGACGGCCGGCAGATTCGCGCCGCCATTCGTGACGGCCGCCTGGACGGGTACCGGCCGATGCTGGGGCGCGCCGCCCTCGTTGCCCGCGCTGACGTCGACCGGCTCAAGGCCCCGGTCGCCGCGTGAGGCACACGGGGCCGGATATGGCGACCAGGCTTCTCGTGGCTGACCGGGACCGGTGGAGGTGCGTCCGGTGCGGGCGTGACCTCTCCGACGGGTCCGGCAACCTCCAGCACCGCCGTGCACGGGGCATGGGGGGCACGAGGAAGGTGGACGTCAACGGCCCCGAGAATCTGATTCTCCTGTGCGGGTCGGGGACGACCGGCTGTCACGGGCACGTGGAGTCGCACAGGGAGGAGGCCCGCCGTGCCGGGTGGGCCGTCAGCCAGGCCGATGACCCGGGCCGGGTCCCTGTCACCTACCCGGGAGGCCGTTTCCTGCTCACCGCCGATGGTGGGCGTATCCCCTACCGAGAGAAAGAGATCGCAGCATGACTACTGCCAGCACCATTCACCCCAAGGAGCGCGGTTCCGTGCGCTCCGACGACCCTGTCACCAGCCAGTGGGCCGCCGACTCCATCGCCGATGCCACAACCTCGCAAGCCGTCGTCCTCAGGGCAGTCCGTGAGTACCCCAAGGGGCACGAGTTCACTCTTGCCAACGTCGCGTTGCTTACCGGCAGGCTCCTGTCCCCGTCCCGCGCTCGCACCGCCGTCCGAGAGCTCCAGGACAAGGGGCTCATCGAGGAGACCGGGCGGTACGCGACCATGCCTTCCGGCCGCAAGGCGCGCCTCCTCACCCTCACCGAGACCGGGAGGGCCGCCGCATGAGCGTTGACGCCAGAGTGTCTCTGGCCCTGCCTGAGGGCGTGGAACTGCCATCCCGGTTCGGGCGCCTGACCCGAATGCGAGCAACCTGGGTCGAGGCATACACCGACAGCAGATTCAGCCGCACCAGCATCTACACCTTCTTGCGTGGCCCTGGTATCAAGAAGGACGGGACTGACGCCGCCAAGGGCTCCTACTTCAGCGTGACTGAGCGCGAGAACGGCGAGCACTTCCACCTGATCCCGGATGCCGACTGGGCGGTGATCCGCCGGGCACAGGCGATGGTGCAGGCGATGCTGGACACCGCCCGCGAGGTCGAGGAGGCCGCCGCATGAGCAAGGTCTACTACGACAACGACGACCTGACCCCAGTCCTGGCCGGCCGGTACGTCACCAAGGTTGACGGGGACACCCTCACCCTCAACGACGGAACCGTGCTCGAGTTCGAGGGCAACGAAGGGTGCAGCTGGTGCGGTTCAGGCGCCTACGGACTCACAGAACTGTTCCAGCGTGGCACCCCGAACGCGCGCATCATGTCCGCCGAGGTCAAGACAACCCAACTCGGCGATAGCGAGTACGACGACACCCGCTACACCCTGTTCGTGATCGTTGACGACGAGCGCCTGCCCCTCGCCGAGTTCGAGGGGAACGACGGGAACGGCTACTACGGGAGCGGCTTCAACATCACCGTGACACGCAAGGAGGCGGCGTCATGACCGCCCCCTACTACGAGGATGACCAGGTCACCCTCTACCACGGTGACTGCCGTGAGGTCACCGAATGGCTCGAGGCCGACGTCCTGGTCACCGATCCGCCCTACGGGATGAACTTCCAGTCCGGTCACCGCGACAAGAAGCTCACCAAGATCGCGGGCGATGAGGACACGGCGGTGCGCGACGCCGTCGCCGCCCTGTGGGGCACCGACCGCCCAGCGCTCATGTTCGGCCGCTGGTCCGTGCCCGCCCCCGCCGGCGAACGCCAGCGCCTCATCTGGCACAAGGCGTCCACGCCCGGCATGGGTGACCTCACCCTGCCGTGGGGGCCGAACTTCGAGGACATTCACCTCCTCGGCCGGGGATGGGACCGGGAGGCCACCGGGCTTCCCCGCGTCGGCGCGGTCATCACCACCACTCAGGGGCGAGGGGGGGGGTGTAGACGCCGAGAACAAGACCGGGCACCCCACGCCGAAGCCGGTGGGGCTCATGGAGCGCCTCATCGAGCGGTGCCCGGCCGGCGTCGTGGCGGACCCGTTTGCGGGTTCGGGCGCCACGCTCCTTGCCGCCCGGAACCTGGGGCGTCGCTCCATCGGCGTCGAGCTGGAGGAGCGCTACTGCGAGACCATCGCGGCCCGGTTGTCGGAGCCGGTGCTGGACCTGTGGGGAGGTGAGGCGGCATGACCCGCTACCTAACGCCCGGCTGGCTGGTCCGGCATATCGCTGACGTCACACCTGCCCCGCTCTACGGGCCTACCGCCGTCGAGATCGAGGCGCTCTGCGCCGGGAGGCGAACGATCGCCCTGTGGGACTCAGTCGGCACCCAGTACGCCCCCGCCGACGAGGAGCACATCGCCAAGGCGCAGGTATGCCCGGCCTGTGCCTCTATCCACCAGCCCCCTAAGCCAGCCGAAGACCCCACCATGGGGACCATCCCCCTCTTCTGACCGATGGATACCCCCGTGATGACCGATGAGGAGGCGGCCTGGGTGCGAGAGCACGCCTGGCTGCCTCCCATGCGGCGTGACTACGCCCAGTGGCCGCACCTCTACGACCGGTGCCCCTGCCGCCGCTTCCTCGCCGGTGGCGGTGCCTGCGGTGCCTGCCAGGCAGGCGACCACGACGATTGCGCCCGCCGGATGGAGCGCTGGCCGGCCAACGCTCCCCTCTGCTGGGTCACCGACCGGCTGGGGCGCGTCCCGATCCAAGGCGGCGTCGACTCCTGGCAGGTGTGGGACGCCCGCGCCGCCCATGACCCCCGATGCACCTGCTATCTCGCCGGCCACGCTGACGCCGAGCCGGTTCCCGAGCAGGGCGACCTGCTCACTCTCTTAGCGGCCTGACCTCCCTACGAAACCAAGGAACACCAATGGATTCATTCACGTTCTTCGTCCCCGGTGAGCCGATCACCGAGGGGTCGATGAGGACGTTCAAGTCGGGTCAGCGCACCGTCGTCACCCATGACCGGGGCCCTGAGCTCGATGCCTGGCGGATCAAAGTCCGCCGAGCCGCCGAGGCCGCCGCGCGCAAGGCCGGGTGGGAGCCCCGGCACGATGGCCCCGTCGCCGTCACAGCGGCCTTCCTCCTGCCCCGCCCCAAGAGCGTCCCCAAGTCCCGCCAGTGGCCGCATGTGAAGCCCGACTTGGACAAGCTTCAGCGCGCGGTCGGAGACGCCCTGGCACCCTACAAGCGGCCCGGCGTCCTCCGTGACGACTCCCGGATCGTGGAGTGGCGCGCGTCGAAGCACTATGCCGGCGGCCCCCGCATGGTGGGCGCAGCCATCACCGTCTCCACGGTCGACCTTGCGGGCCTGTCCGTCACCTACGCCTGCGCCGAGTGGCTGGAGGCCGAGGAACGGGCGATCCAGGAGGAAGCATCATGACCGAGGTGATTCACGAGCGGTCCCCTCGTTCGCGGGGGCGTGTCCGGTGCGATGACTGCGGTCGCCGCATCCCCAATGGCGAGCAGTACCGCCAATCTACGGTCGTCGGCGACGGGATGATCTGGAACTGGCGGGAGTGCCAGCCCTGCCAAGACGCGATTCCGCATGTCTTGAGATGGCTCGGCTACTTCAACAACAGCTACTACACCGGCGACGACTTCCAGGAATGGGTGTCCGAGCTCCTGGACTACGTAGGGACGCCCTATGGCCTGTTCCGCGACGACAGGGCACCTGACGCCTGGAACGTGCGCATGTGCGCCCTCTCCTACGAGGCGGCGAGAGTCGCCTCCGCCGACGCCGACCCCGCGCAGGCGTGGGACGACGAAGCATGGGCGGCCTTCACCTGGCGCATGAAAACCAGCCCCGCATTTACCCCTACCAACCTAGGAGGATGAGTCTCGTGCCGGAGACACCACAAGGGAGGCGGCCATGACCGCCTTCGACCACCGGCGGTCCCCCGCCGAACGCGGCGACTACTGGGTCGCCGTGCATACCTGGGTGTTCGACCTGGGCCTGTCCCACGTCGCCCTGTGCACCTACATCGCCCTGGCGTCCTTCGCGGACCGGGCCGGGAAAGCATGGCCGTCCATCGCCGCCATCGCCCGCCGTGTCTCCCTGTCCCCCAGGAGCATCCAGCGTGGACTGTCCGAGCTGGAGGAGGCCGGGCTTGTGCGCCGCGCCCCCCAGGTGAAGGACCGCACACAGCAGTCGAATGTGTACTGGGTGCGGATCGTCGCGCCACCAGAGCAGGCGTTGGAGCCCGACGTCGAGGTGATGATGGCGGACGGGTCGACGGGGTTCGTGGACGCCCCCGCAACCCCCCGTCACCCTGACGC